CTGTGATCCTGTGTTTATTGGTATCCTTGCCATCTATTAACTCGCTATTAAACCGTAGTTCCTTAACACCGTCAGTATGGCATCTATGGCCACGTCGTTCTTGGTGCTACCATCACTGGTGTAACTGATCGCTGACTGCTGTGCCACTGGCGTTGTTCCATGGAATCCCACGTTGCCATCCAGTTGAACTGCGTCATCCACGTTTATCTGTGTGCTGTCAGTCGCACTTATCGTTGATCCACTGACGGTCAGTGCGCCTAACACCACTGCGCCTGTTCCGCTGGGCTGTATGGATATGTCAGCGTTACTGCCATTAGAGGAAATACTGTTAGTCGTCAATGACCCTGCCGTCACACTCCCGGTCACGGTTGCCCCACCGTTCATGTTGGTGGCACCGGTCACTGTCAGAGTCGAATTCAATGTGGCCGCACCTGTCACTGCCAATGTTGAGCTCAATGTCGTCGCTCCTGTTACATTCAGCGTTGTGCTTACCGATGTGTTTGATGAAAGAACTATGTTGCCTGTGCCGTTGGCAGACAGTTTAAGGTCATCATTTGATCTGTTGGTCGAAATGTTGTTGCCATCCACTGTGATTGCGTCCAGCACGATGTTACCTGTGCCGTTAGGAGTGATCGTGATGTCTGCGTTCGTGCCTATTGATGTTATGGCCGAACTGTCTATCTTGAGTTGGTCAATCTCTATAGATCCGGTTCCGTTTGGTTGTATCACTAGATCACCGTTTGTGAATGGGGATATCAACATTCCGCCCAGTCCCGCTTCCGCTAGTGAGGTGTAATTTTCAAGGAAATTGGCATTGATTTTGGTCATAGCGGTACGTAGAGTATCACCTGTTGCTGGATTACCTAGTGTTCCTGTGTCTATTATTTTTCTCGCCATAATTTGCTATTCGTATTTATTAAATATCAATATGTTCATAGAAACCCTCAAAACACTGCGATTGCACAAAAGGGAGAGCAAACTTGGCACTGTACACACATTCAGACGCACATACACCCTCTACGTTTTCCGCTGTGATGCCTGTGATTCGGTGTTCATGCGTCCCAAGAGTCGCGTCAGTGTGATCAGAGCCACCAATGATTTCAAACACGTGTGTGGCAACTGTGATCACAAAAAATTCGCCCAACGGCAGGGAGTCAAGATGCGCAGGGTCTACAAGATGGACTGTTCCAGCACTTATACGATTTAAAATTTGATCCAATTGATCTTGTCACCTTCTCCATCGATCCAGCGCCTTAGGTCGGCGTAGATGCCCACCTTGATGTTGGGCTGATCGAAATAGTGTCTAAGGAATGGATTGAGATCTATGTACTCACGCCTGTTTATGTAATAGAAATTTGTGTCGGGATATCTCCTGAATGTTTGTCGGAGTTGGAACAACCATTCGTACTTCAAGTATGCTTTCATGCTCATCCTGGACGGATAGTTGTGGCTGTTCTTGTACACGTTGTTCTGTTCTCTGCTCTGTACTCCTTCATCGTATTCCCACTGTCTGGCACCCAAAATATCAAATGCCAATATTACAATGTTCTTCTTGCCCGATTCCGCGGCCAACAAAACGGCGGAACAACCGGAACCTCTGCTTTCCGTGAAATCAATGCTTCTTATCTTGTTGCCTTTCTTGATGTCACCACCACGCCATATCCTGTAGAGTTTCAATCCTTTGGGCATGTCGTTGTCCGAATCGCCTGGTATAATGTAATTCCAATCCACAACATCGTTGGGTCCGTGTATCTTGATTTTGGAACCTTGTGCCTGATGCCATTGCTCAAGTTCCTCGAACATGGGTTGATTCACAGCCACGATGTGGTCACAAAGATCTGACCTGTCTCTATAGATTGCGTTGCACCCCCAGATCTCGCCATGTGCTTTGAGATGTTCTATGGGAAATATGGCCCTTGATTCCCCGTTGCCTATGACGAATGCTGTGTCCATCAGATTCCGAATGATTCGCCGCACCCGCATGCGGAAGTTGAATTGGGATTTGTGATCTCAAACTGCGATCCAAAGGTCTCCTCTATCCAGTCTATCTTGGTACCGGCCACATACAACATGGATGTTTCGTCGACAACAAAACGACCTGTACCCCAATCCTCAACATGGTCGCCATCGTTGATCTTTTCTTTGGAGTCCGCGAATCCCCATTCATACTTGAAACCCGCACAGCCACCTCCCAGAACAGCGAGGCTTACAGCGTATTTGTCAGGGTTCTTTGACAACAACTTCTCCATCTGCTGTTTTGCGGCGTCTGTTACTGTGAATAGTCCCATGCTAGTAATTATCAATCCTTTCGACCCATGTTTTGAACTCCCACTGCCAACCAAAATCTTAAGGCGTCTTTTTTCTTTTCAAAGCTCATGTAGGCCTCCTGGTTCTCCCAGTTGTGCCAATTAAGATTGTATTGCTCCTTGTTGTCGAACCACCAACCCCAACGTCCCTCGCAGTTATGTTGGCACCACTCAATACAGTCGCCCATTATACCGTTGCTATCCATGTCGATGTTGTAGCGGAACTTCTTCTCGTAACCACAGTCATCGGCTATGCTGTCCAGATCGGCCCGTACCCTCTTAACCTTTACTCTTCCAAAACTTTTACTATTACCAATTTGTGGCATGTTCAATACTCCATTTTGTTGCGGAACATTTCTCAGCACACTCCATGGGTGCCTTGCCAGACTCCATGCTTTGGAACAACCTGCTCCAAGTTGGATCATCCAGCGTTTCTCCGAGTGTAACACCAGATTTAATGTCAGCAAAAACACCTTCGTTGTGTGCGTACCTAAGTCCAGTCCAACAACACGGTTTGAACTTGCCCTGGGCGTTTAGGTAGAGTCCTTTGTTGCCAATCATACACAATGGCATGATGGATTTGTCACCGCGTTTCGTATTACTAAATCTTTTTGTAAACAGGTCAAGGCAGTTGTCTTGCCAACGTCTTTCAGTGAGTGAGGTCACTGTACGAGTGAACCTGCCAGAAGCCACATATTGGTCACTGGGTTGTAGAGGATCATTCGTGGGATAACTCGGATAGTTTTTGTTGAACTTGGTGCTTAGGGTAAGTTGGAAACTGTCAAATCCCATTGACTTGGCCTGGTCCTTCATGTGTTCCAGGTTGTTCTCGTTGAACTTGAATGCAATTGCGGCCCAGGTCTTGAACACTTTGGAATCTGTTAATGTCTCTATGCCTGTCATTATGGAGTCCCAGTCACAGTTTACTCTATAGGTATTGTTTGACGTTTGGTCCCAACCATCTATGGAGAAGTGTATATGATCCTTTTCGTTCAGGATTGCTCCTAGTTCCTTCCACCATTGTTTGGTTTTGTACGATCCGTTAGTTACGATGACGAATTGGACCTCACGGTTGTGTTTCCTGAACCACGAAAGCACCTTCAATAGGTCCTTGGCATAGATCGGATCGCCGTCATCGCCACAGAATGTCAACTTCTTGACTTGTGACAGCAAAGAACCTGTGAAATTTTCTTTGAACCATCCTAGAGTGAGATCGTTGTTGATCAACCCGTGTGGCACTTCCTGTCTTGAACATCGAGGGCACCTAAGGCTACATTTGGAGCACATCTCTATGTGCCAGTGTTCCAGTGGCCAGTTGTTTATGTTCCGGAACGTCATTTCCAGTTGTCCTCAACAAACTTGTCGGCGCACTCCATAGGATTTGGCAAACCATGGAACACTGCAACTCTGTTTCCAGGTTCGATCTTGGCTGGTGTGCGGAACCACTTTTTACCATCCTTGGTCAACAGTTTGGTGTCTTTGAGGCCAACCATCTCCCACTTGTATGATCTGATCCACTCGTCAGGCCACCAGTTGATGTCTTTGCTGGCCCGCTTGGTTATCCAGTCCTGGTCACCATGATTTTGTTGCATGATCTGAGCGGATCTGCTTTTGAATTCGGTCCACAGGTAATCCAAACTACCCGACTCCCAACGCATGACGCTAGAATTGGACAATTTCCAATCCTTTACCCTACATCTGTTGAAATCTCTTATAATCATAAACTTGCCAGGCTGGTGTGCGAACAGAGGGTCAATGTTGTCAAATATCACAACATCTAAGTCAAAAAATAGTATGTTGCCTTTAAGTGGCATGTCTGGGGAGAACATCCAAAGTTTGCTCCACCATGATTTGATCCACGGATCCTTTGGTAATGGAATAACATTGATTTCTGGATCCAGACCTGAGGGATCATCTGTCAAACAGTGGAACTGGTATGCAACCGTGCTGTGCCTCTTGACCATGTTGTTCAACACGTTGGCATACTTGGCGATGTACTTATTGCCCCATTTAACGCAAACTACGTGATTCATACCCTCGCTTTAATCCTTCCATTTGAATTTTTTTCCAATCCTCACTGTCTAGAGAATATGGATAGTCACACGCAACTGTGTCTGATCCTAGCACCTTGATGCCAGTTATATTTAGGTTCCTGCTCATTTTGTTATATATTTCAGAGAAGTTGCTTTTAGATCCGAATGACTTTTTTAGATCCACCTGTCCTATTTTGATGTATCCAAGAGCAAGTTTTGGATCATCCCAATCAAATCCATTTTTGCTTAACCATTTCCTGTAGTCATTCATCTCAGATTTCTTCCAATCAAATGTATCCTCATCAATGGTCTGTCCCCATTCCACGTCAAACTCACCAGAATAGTATTTTTGGTGATTGATTGTTGAACATGTGGCTTGATCCATGATCACATCACCTTCATCCCTGAAGACCTCGTAAAGCGTCTTGCCCACCTGGCTCCAGTGCAGGTAAACCCCTCCGAGTTCCCTCCTGTATCTATTTTTTTTGAAAAGATCAAAATCAGAGATCTCGAGATCATAACGGGGTGCATTCAGGAATGTGGTTATCTGGCTGGGCCTCACCCATTCTGGTTCTACAGTCATTTTACGATCAGCGTTCACCCAACTTTCTATCTCATGGCAGATGTTGTTAAGTTGTCGTATTGCGTACTTGGTGTTAGCGTCTGCCTGTTTGTAAAAAGGTGATAGTTCCCACGCTGTACCTTGCAAATCTTCGAAATACCTATGGAGTGTGTTACAGGCCTCGTGTTTCAATCTTTTTCCTGGCGTCTTAGAGGTGTCACCATTTATCGCTTTGCCTACTGGCAGTTTACTACTGTATTGGAAATCATCTGTCACAAAAGGGTGTATCTTTTCGTATGGTGGATCAAATAAGAACGAGTTGATCTGTGTGATGTTTTTGTTAAGTTCATCAACAAGGTGTTTTAGATTCCTATTGGAGTCAGCGAAACCTAAAAAACAAAAGTTTTTCTCCAGTATCCTTTTTTGGATGAGGTTATCTTTCAATGCTCTAAGCCATCTTCTTCCAAACGATGTGTCGTACACCGAAAAATAGTAGGATTGGTCGACCAATCCAACTTCCACTTTGTCAGATAATTCTTTAATCTTGTCGCTTGTAGATGGCACTGTTGGCTCCGTGTTCCATGCATTCCACACTCTCCACGAAGCATCTGCCATCGGTCTTCTCTCGTATCAACTGATCAGCGAAGTCGAAGGCGTGCTTGGCGAACATCTCGGCTCCAACACCGTCGAATACCACGATCTCAGCGAGCTCGTGTTTTTCCAGTTCTTTGAGTTTGTCCAGGTGTGGGTCATTTTTATCGACAGCAGTTTTGTGGTCGAAGTGATCCTCCAACCATTTCTTCAAGGGCTTCAGTCCGCCGAAGTCCACCGCCCAGTTCTTGTCGTCTAGATTCTTGCATCCGAATGTGAATCTAAATGCCAGGCTGTAGCCATGCAGTAGGTGGCAGTGTGAGTGGTCTGCTTTGGGTTGTCTGAACACGCAGGCCAGGCCTATGTTGTGTCCATACGTTTTTGTTGAGTAGTAAGTCATCTTGTGTTTCTCCTTTGATGACTTGCAGAATTTTTATAGAGGGATGAAAGTCTTGGAGTCCTCTCTGACATCAGTTCAACCTTTTGTTGATCCGGTTGTCAAGTTCGTGTTGGAACGCCTCTTCCCTGATGCGGTCCGTCAGCTCGTTGGGTATATTTAACTCGCCATCGATGATGCTCTTCAAGAAGTGTATCAAGACCGAGAACTCCGGTCTGTTGGAAACAGTCTCCGGATCAACCCCGTGTTGCTCCATGGCGTTCAGCATGGCCTCTGATGTGTCCACCAGTGCGGTCAGGCTCTTCTTGTGTTTGTCGAAGTGCTGGCTCATGTGATTATCTTGGGCTTGGCGGGCGTCTGTATGGTCGAGAATATCCGCTTGTACTCGCCCTCGATCTTGTCGTTGATGTACGCGATTGCGATCACCTGTGCCTTGGCTATCTTTATTACTTCTTCCTGTCTGGCAGTGGAGAAAAACGTACCGAACGCCAGGCCCTGAGGTCCCTGCATCAGCACGAGTGCCTTCTCTATGCTCACGCTAGAGTCGTCGTTGCCTTTGTAATTCGCTATGACCTCTTCCCCGGAGGCCAGTTTAAGAGTGATAAGATCTCCATCTTTGTATTTTTCAAACATAACCTTATTATAAACTATTGTGCGAGCTTGTCAATGTATTTCCGCAACTCCTTGTCCTGGACGTTGGAGGGAATGTTGTTGCGAAAGAATATCTGGTAACTGTCCGATCCGTACTTGCCGATACCGTGAAGGTCGCTGGCCTCTCTCTTGTCCCATGCGAGATATTGCTCGGTCATCTTCCTTATCCTCTTTGATCTCACCTCCCACATGCCCAGGGGTCGCAACATCTCCTGTTGTGTCTTCAACCTGCCACGCAGGTATGCCCGTGGATTGGGATATCGCTTGAACAGTCGTGGTAGGATTATCTTGACGTGCTTACGGTAGGTGAGGTTTAGGCACATCACAGCCACCATGTGCTTCCACTCTCGGTGTGGTCCGCGTATCTGCTGTTGCACCATGAGGTGTTCAACCATTGGTCTCGTCATGTCGTTATTATATTTGATTTTATTTCTTTGTCAACTGCTTGTTGATGAACCGGGCCATGCCGTCATAGGACTCTTGGTACACGTTGGAATGTTTGCGCCACTCCTCCGGCATCTCCCAACGGTCATGATTCACCACGATCCACCTGGTGTCAGGATCGGAATATCCCATCAGTTTGTGGAACTGGTAGATCCAGTATGAGGGATCAACCGGTCTCTTGATGTAGGTGTAGCCCTCCGAACCCGTGTACATGTTGTTGATTTTATCTTTCTCCAAAGGATGTAGGTCAAATCCCAACATGAATATGGCCTTGGGTTTGAACGTCAGCGCCAGGTTGCCCGCATGCGGTCCGGTGCCCCAGTGGAACGGATCGTCCTGTCGTTTGTCTCCCGAGTAGGGAAGTTCTGGCAGTTTTCGAACGTTGGGCCAGTTGGCGAATTGATCTGCCCAGCGATCTCTGGTAAAAATTGTGGTGCCTTTTCCCACGGCATTTACCGCCTGTTGGCACATGTGGCGATCAGCACACACTAGGTATTCTGTTACGAAATCTCTGTAGATGGCGTTACAGCCAATCACAGTGGAGAATGATTTAAGAGGACTGATGTCAAACCCCCGCCTGCTCTCACCGTTGCCTACAATGCTCACATACTTGGTCATAACGCTATTTAATCACCCCTTTAGACGCACACAGAAGCACGTACACTGCTGGTAAAATTCAAATTGGAATAGTTGTACATATCACTCATTTTCCGCGATTAAATGCCATATGGTGCGGTATTGATCCCATGCTTTCTTGAGTGCCGGATGCTTTCTACGGAGTGCTATGGCCTCCACACCCACCATCTCTAACTCATCATATGCGGTCTGGTTGTCTTTGGCTTTCTGTGATTGTTCCACCAGTTTGCGTTCACCATTTGGTAATTGTTCGTACACCGTCTCGCCGCCATCTGGCGACACATACATGGGCATGGTTACAATCTTCCTGCTGACTTTCTTTTTCCTTTTTACGATTCTCTTCATTAATAGTGTTCCTTGTG